CCCGATTATATCGAGCAAAAAGGTCCACGTTGTGAGACCTGTACATTCTATCAAAGATTGAATGGCTGTGCGACAGAGCCAATGGCTCATCGCATCGGTTGCACTCTTCATGTCAGAAGATAGCACGAATTCATCAGGGGCCATTGGCCCGTGATGTTGTAGAACCCTTAAAGAGTTCCAGCATTGATCTGCCCTCTTAAAAACAGAGTGCAGTGAAGGATGTCTGGAGAGTAACTCTCCACACATGTGTACGAACGGCTGTTGTACAGTCGTAAGAAACCATGGTCCTGCCGTTGGCAGTCTCCATTTACATCCCGGTTCAGGAATCATTGACAACCTGACGGGAAAAACCTTATCTGACTCAGATATAAGGCGTAAAGCAGTTGCATATATCATATGCCCTGTATCCTTACCCATCCCCCATAGTGGAGGTGGACGATCAACCGTTGTCATTGACATCGGCTCTAACCACTCAGATTCTAAATTAGAGTCGTGAGTTAAGCATGTCCAGCGTCGCTGGCCTGCCTTGTAGACTTGAGGCCCCCATGGGGCATAGTCTATTTCATCCTCAACAGGAATCCCATTGAGGAATCTCCTACAGTCCTTAAGACATTCGGCGGCTTTGCCACCATCAGACTGAGAATACTGATATGAAGCACTGCTTGATATCGAACAATGTGCTCCAAGCACATTTGAAGAACCATCCCAAAATTTGAGACAGGTTTTAATTGCACGATGCATTGCATGGTGTAGATCATTCCTATCAGATTCTGATAGTAATGGTGGTTCACTTGTTATTAACGAGATGAACTCTTCCTCGGCTTTATACCTGCCATTGTGTGGCGGGGGCATATTCCGGGTTGTGAGGAGATGTGCAAATCTTGTACAATCCTCTTTAGTCTGGACCTTATAGGTCGAGATTACAATATTCACAAGTTCTCGGAAGATATTATCTCCCTGGACCTTTGGTTTTTGACTTGTGACATATTCGAACATAGTATGTTCGATATATTTTACGGCTTCCTTCCATTGGAGGGAAACCTGGTCAATGTTACTAGTAGCAACCTTGATAGCCTTTCTGATCATTGATCTAAAGGGCAGTTGATATCTAAAAATTTCAGAATCAAATAGGAG